TTCTAGATTAGAGGTAGTGAGGGTAGCAATAACGTAGTTAGAAGTACCAGACACAAGAGCCGGATCAGCCTTGAAGAGCCGATAGTGCTCACCGCCGGGCAACGAACCAGAATCGCCGTAAGTACCAGAGGCAACCGCGACTGGTGCAGTGGTGTCCGATCCAGTGGGGCTCGAAAATCCGTTGTTCAACGAATAGAAGCTTCGCTCCGTGAGGCGTCCACCAAGATCAGTACCACTGAGGATTTGACGTCCGACATTGCCGCCGCCATACAAAGACTTGTCCGCCACGTTAGCAAGTCGAGCAGTTTCGTCATCAAACGCTGTCATACCACTATCGGGACTGAACACAAAGTCCATAAAGAAAATGAGTCCACTTGGGAGGCTCATTGGTTGGACCGACACAAGGTCCTGGGCCAAAAGATTGCCGAATACACGGCGCACAATTGGGAATGCAACTGCGGCGAAGCCTTCTACATCACCAGCCTGCATGGTAGTTGTCTCTTTGAGCAACTGTGCAGCTTGGTTTTCAAGCATGCGGGACATCGTACTACGACGATGGTCATCCAGACCTTCTAAAAGTCCGGTTCTTTCCCACTTCTCAAGAAGTGCTTCACCCTCATTAGCAAGAGAGCGTTGTCTAATGCCCTCTGTTAGGGTTTCAATTACTGACATTTTTTTATTCTCCTTAAATATTAATCAGTTGTTTTTCGTACCTGCGAGTGTTGCCCAACGATTATACGTTGGGTCGGTGTCGGTGGAACGAGATTCATTATTCCGATTCCCGCTAAGGATAACAGATGAACGTCTTGTTACTGCTTCAGACAACGATTTGGGACCACCCGATTGGGTATCCGCCATTGTCTTTTGAAGAGTCTCGTAGACCATCTTTGCCTCAACCACAGACCGTGCAGTCCCGACCAACTCAGCAATTTTATTTTTTTGCTGCTCATTCAAGGAGGTGTCCTGTAAAACACGATTCGCATAAAGTAACCTAGCATTTTGAAGATTAATCTCTTCAAGCTTATCTTTTGCTTTTCGCAAAAGATTTTTTAGTTTTGTATTTTCTCTAGTTAAATTTTCACTTTTCGTATGTAAGCGTTCATGGGCTTCAATGTCTTTTTCATCCATACCATCTCGGTATGCTTTCTCCACCTCTTCATCCCGCGCAAAGTCGTCTTCTTCAATTTCTTCAGCAGCTTGTTCCACTTCTATTTCCGGAACATCCACTACGAGCATTTCTTTGAACATATTAACTAATTCGTCTTCGTTTAGGTCGATCTCTTCGTCCTGGCGGTTTGCCGGAGGAGTGTCTTCCGGAATATCTATCCCAACCTCAGAAGCTATTTCTTCTTTATCAAGCTCGGCATCCAAGGCATCGGCAACAGTAGGGTCTTCAGCCTCTGCGGCGGCGAGAATATCGTCCAGATTAACTTCTACAATATCTTCTTCCGAGTTTTCACTGGCAACGTGGGCCATTGGAACTTGCTCCATCGCAGTACTATCAACTTCTTCTTCATCTCCCAGGTCGTCAAGGGGTAGCTCTTCTTCTTGCTCCAGAATTTTCGAGACAGCGGATTTTACTTCTTCCGAATATTTCTGTATAACAGCTTCCTCTGCATTCTTGATCGCTGCTTCACGAAGTGTTTTTGCATCTATGATCGCTTGTTCTAACATATTAGACATGTGATATCCCCTTGAGCGGATGAATTTACATCAAATTAAATAGTTATTTAAATGTCAAATCGACTCTTTTTGTTTTATGGTGGGGCACTCTAATCGGTGACCCCGCTTCCGGTTAGTTCGAACATTTCATCAGTTCGAAGATCGGTCAACTCAGCGAACAGTTCATATGCGCCTGCCTCGCCGCTATCATTTGAGATAAAAACTCGGCGGCATTTAACATGAAGATCCAGAGTTGAAGGCTGGTTGACCACGGTGGTCGAGAGTGGAAGTACAGTTGTGTAATGATGCCCGCCTATAACATTACCGGCGCTCTTTTCGCGAAAGTGTACTCGAAGGTATGCATCCGCGGCGACGTTTCTTACAACTATCCGTCGCGTAACGGACGGAAAGTCTATCTGTTCTGTGATTCCGTCCGCTATGGCGGCCGAGCCCGTCTGAAAAATCTTACCTGCTACCGCGTATGCTGAGGTGCTTCCGAGCCCTTCATAGTATGAAGTGTAGTAACTTTGTACAGTATCCGTTGCCATCTATTTTCCCCTTTTTCGGAAATTGTCCCTAGTGTTAATTAGTTCGTTTTCCCGTTTATGTACCTTTTCTATTAATCTTTTCTTATCTCGTTTCTTCTGCGCCCGAAGAGCAGTAGGTTTTGTAAAATATCTACGATCGCGAACTTCCTCTATAATGCCGGTTCTTTTAACCTTCTTGATAAACCTTCTTATCATCTTCTCAGCGTTTTCACCGCACTCTTCAGAGGTCACAGTGACCAAGGGATTGATTTTTTTTACTCTTTGATGTTTGTTAAATTTGTTAAATTGTCTTTTCATTTTATTTCTCTTTACTTTATGGAATTAGCTACATTGCCCCAGGTTCCAAACCCTGGGATGTTGGAAATGTCTACCCCTTTATCGCCTGGTGCTACACCGGACAAAGCCCCCTGACCCTTGTCGGAAGGAATCGGGGTGGTACCTTCAAAGAGTGCGGGGTTGCTAAACTTTTTCTTCGCATCGCCGTAGGAATTCTTCGCAATTGCAGCGAGTACCTCTTTCTTCGACTCTCGTGCCTGGCGCGTAGTTGTGCTGGCTTGTGCAAAAGTTTTTTGTATCACAGCACCCTCTTGTAGCACCGACGCTCCTTGCAATCCATGCGCCACCTCCGTAATAATGCCCGACAAGACGCCCTCTTCAAAGATGACCTCCTTCACACATTCTTTAATTATATTTTTAAGTTCCGATTTTTTCATTGTTCTCTTTCTTGTGCTCCTTAAGCACCTATGATATAATATATGTATATGTCGGCTATGCCAGCCGTCAACGCAGCCATTTCCACATTGAGTTTTAGTTCGCCATCATCCGTTAGTTTGAAGGCGGCCAAGGTACTAGACATATCGGTCAGTCCCGCCTCATATGGAGCTTGCTCGGCTCCGGTATCAAATATCGTGTGCATTTCGACCAACTGATTTAATGAAGTGTTCCCGTCGTAAAGACCCAGTGTTATCATTGACTCCGGAGCACCCCCCACAAATGTAGTAGTACAATCTATAATAACCTTGGTCACAATGCTGTTGTCAGGTATTGTTACCTCCAGAGTATTAAGACCAACGGCATAGTCGTCGCCATCAATAGTGGCCTTAGCTACGCGCTCAACGACTGCCCAAGCGCCGTCACTTGCTTCCGAGACTGTGGATTCATCTAATTTATTAATTTCTGCTGCGGTTGAGGAAATGGCTGTGCCCCCTATTTGATAGGTGGTTGCATTTACGGTGCCATCAACATCCAAATCAACGCTGGGGGAGGTTGTTCCAATCCCCACCCTATTGTCTCCGGCATCAACATGTAACATCACAGTTCCGTCATCACTCATGATCTGTGTATTGCGGTCTCGATTCGCATTATTTATTTTAATGGCCCCGTCATACTTCAGGAAGGAATGCCCGTTAGCAACTAGATTAATCTGGTTTTGTCCTGAAAATGCAAAGTATGTATCCGTATCTCCACCATGGTAGATATACTGGGTAGCATAGATGTTTCCGTTCACATCCAAACTTCCTGTAACTTGGATTAGGTCGCCAGAGCTATTGCCGATGGAGGCGTCGCCGTCACCCTCTAGCTTAAACCCCCAACTTCCATCATCCTCTTGTGCTCCAACGCCGGCATCTGCCATCAGTCGTCTCCGAGTACGTCGTTAAGGGCTCGGTTGATTCGGTCGGCTTTGGTCAAGTGGGTTTTGACTTGGCTTTCTGCCACAAGGTAAGCGCCCGTGGTGCTTGGTTCCGAAACCAGATCAAAACAAAGAAGCTGGAAGTCGTCCTCCACCATTGTTGTTCCGCCCTCTTGGCGTGTAGACCCTAAGCCTCGGCTGGAAATGCCCAGTTGAACGCCTCCATTGACCAGTTGTTTGGCGATTTGACCGGCCGGGGTCTCTAAAATTTTCATCTTTCCCATGACGTCATCGCCCTTCCACCACACTTCGGTGACGAGGTGGCTCGCGTTCTTAAGCTCTACGACTGAACTGTCTGGGTGGTCAAGTTCGCCGATGGCTCGCCCTTCTTTGACGAGTTTTTGATAGTTCTTCATTTCTCGCTCAAGGATTGGCTTGGGGTAAATGCGGCCATTGCCGTTCTTTGTGCCTGCGGCTTGGATTTTGCCGGCGACGATGAGGTGGGTACCGTTCTGGTTCCCTTCCCGCTCCTCTTCGGTGAGAAGGTCATCACTGTAATCCAGATTCATAAACTCTTGTAAGACATATTTCTTATTCATTTTTTTCTCCCTTGGAGTGCGGGCGTTACCCGCACGGTACAACTACCCCTGCAACACCTTGCGACTGGTCTCAGCATCCACTTCTGTGTCCACATTCCCTCTAATTCGGTATTCATGTTGAAATCCTCCGTCCGAGATTAGCATACACAACGCATACGATGTGCCGGATGATAAGGAACCCAAGAGGAGTGCATTTATCACAGAAACATCAAATGTAAATAGTTCCGTAAATGGGTTTAGGAGTAATAGAAGCACCCCCACCCAGAAGCCAATACACATCGGACAATTAAAAAAATGATATTTTGGGCGTAGTGGTGAAAGTATCTTAGAAAAAACTAATACTTGTGTTAATCCATAGCTACACAGAATATAGTATAAAAGCGACAACGGGACTCCAACTCTTAGTAAAGGTATCCATACCCAGCGAACGAATAGGCTGCGCTGCCGCCTTCTTGTCCGGCCGGAGTGTCCTGATAGGGTGGTATTTCTCCGTATTTGGTGGTTTTGTCGTCGGGTGGGTCTGTAAAGTTGTCTTCTATGTTTTCATCGTACTCGTCGCCAACTATGTTTTTTGACGATGAGCGCCTAATAAATTCATGTATCTGAAACAAAACGGCCTGGAGGGGGTCCACCTCAGCCTCCGAAGGATAGGTGGCTTCCAAGACACCAAACCGGGGTCCGCCTTCTGGACTGAATACTTCCAAAACACCCCCCTTGAACAAAGAGTACATAAAATCTTTTTGATACTCATACACGTCTCTCTCAGCATAGGGCTTCGGAATCGTCACAATTTTGCGCTTTTTAGGAACAACCACTATGTCCATGTAGTCATGATCGTCGATAAGCAGATTGTCATCCAGAGTTTTCTTTATTTTTAGCGAAATGGTTGCTTGCGTGGGCTTCGCCTCTTCTTGTCCAGCCTCTTGGCCAAGTTTAATTTTTATCGGCATCTTTATCGTACTCGTTGACCAAGCTTTGGAGCTTCAATATTTTACCAAGAGAACCTTCATCGACACTGGAAATACTCATCTTATCTATTTTCTCTAATAGTCTGTGTGTGTTTTCAATCATGTCTTCATCACTACACACCTCTTCCAGTATTAAAGAGTTTTTCACGCTGTCCCTAATTCTTCCCAACTCTTCCGCTAAAAATATTTTAAAATCAACAAGGTTGTCCCCAAACGATACCATATATTTTTGAAGCAAACTTTTCTGCTCAGGGAGCAGGTCTTTGTAGCTTTCGTTAAACCTCTTAGAGAAACTCGTAAGGACCAGAGAATCGACGTGGGGAAGTTCGTCCGATGCTTTCGGCGTCACCATCAGGCGATCCATTACCTTTTGTTCTAAAAGTACCCTGTTTTTCAAAGGAAGCCTATCGCCAAATATCTGAAACAGTGTAGCATATGACTTGTAGTCTGGGATGAAATTATTATACACATCACTTCCAAGTCTTGAGTTTATCTTCTTTATGACTGCGGATTGTTCTTTGAATATCTTCTTCTTGTCTAGCTTATCGTAAGATGTTTTTGCACGATATATGATCTTTTCTGCTGTGTATTTGTCCAGATTAGCGTTCTCACAAAGCGCACGATAACAATCTAGTTCACAGTGTAGAACCGAGTTTGCGTTAAAGTGCTCCTTGAGTATTGTTTTTATGTGGAAGGATTTTTGGGTATTGTTAGACACAATTGCCTTGGTCAACTCCTTGACGAGAGCTTCAAACAAAAACGCTGTATTTCTTTTTTTGTTATGTTTTGTTTTCATCTTTGATTTCCAGTTGCTTAATCAATTTTTTAATTTCATATTGAGTTTCAAAAAGAATGTTTTCCTCTTTATCTATACTTTCGCCAACAATACCTCGCGAGAGGGGACCCATTTCACCGCTCCACCCTTTAAATAGGTTTCGATTGGAAGAGGAGGCCAAATTGTTTCCAGCGGAAGATAAATAACTTCTTTTTCTGGCACCTTGTTTCCATTTTGGATCAACAACTGGCTTATACCAGTCGTCTCGTTGCCCCGGCTCTTCCGTTGGTTCTGCTAAGAGCGGACCTTCGTCGCCTTCTTCTTCGTCGCCGAGGTCGGTCTCCTCTTCGCCGCCACCTTCTTCACCAAAAAGATCAGCAGTAGCATCTTCCGCTGAGGCTGTGTCTTCGGCCTCGGTGGCTATACCTTCTAGATCTGCCGTGAGTTTGGCGTCGCCAAATTGCTCCCACTGTAGTCTTTCTATTTCTTCATCAGCTAATTTAAAGATATTTTTATAAACCCAACTCTTTGAAAAGTACCCGTCAGTCGCTGCGCCGGCAATATCAAATTTTGTCCTCATGTGCTCAAGCTCTTGAAGTTCCGCTATCTTGGAAGGATTGTTTAATCTTAGTTTAAAGGATAAAAGATCATTATCGCGAAACCCAAGAGTATACAGATGGATGATACAGATTTTTTCTAATTCGGCTATAGTCACCCTCTGAAGGCGCTGAATTGTTCTAGCAAACCGGATATCTTTTTGGGATAGGGTTGTCTTATCTTCGATCGCATCCGTCTGGGCCAAGTAAGCTTTCGGAACCTTTAACGCCGAAAAAAGCTTATCTCGCAAATAATTTACGTCGTCAATATCGCCCGTAAATTGACCACCAGCCAGCGTGTCGATCCTCGTATTATTCGCTGCACCACGGACAGGTATGTAATAATCCTCATCAATACTCATGGCGTTGTAACGAAGGTCTACTCTCCCGCTATCTTCATCCACAATTTGATTTCGCTTCATCTGTGTCTTGACCTGTTCAATATACTGCTCCACATCTTCCGCAGCAATGTTGCCTACATCAATATAGAATACCCGGCGCTCAGGAGAGCGAACAATGCGATACGCCATCATAGCATCCTCTAGAAGAGAAAGCTGTCTCCAAATACGACGAGAAGGCTCAAGAACGGATGTTCCATAGGGCACATACTTGTCGTTGCCTAGAACCCGGAAGTGAGATACCTGCCAATTTTCAAATGTAACGCCTTGGCTACCTTCGGCTTTTTCCCAAAAGTATTGTATATAATTGGGGTTTGTAGGGTCTGCACCTTCAATTCTCTCAACTTCTCTCACCGGTAGCGGTATAACATTCGTAATTCCTAGCTTCTCATCAATGTCCAAATATAAGTAATAATCCCCATACTTGCACATCCCACGAGACCAGCCAAATAAATTAGCATCAAGGTTCAAAACGCTATACATAAGAGTCTCTAGAATATCTTTAATCTCTCTATTGTGGCAATCTATTTCTACAAGGGAGTTGAAAATAGTTGACGTTGTTATTTCGTCAGCGTAAATATCCAACGCAGAAGCTATCTCGGGCATATATTCCATCTGGTCGAAATCGGTATATCTTACCTGTTTGTTCCTCTGCCAAAGTATTTTATTGCTCAGGTCGCCGAACGGGTTATAGTATTCCTTTTTCTTGAACTCCCTGCCGGTGCTGCTTGTAAATGTGTATTTTTTTACATCCCTGGTGACGCCTCTTGTAACCGCAGGACGATCATAATCGGCTATAGGTCCACTAAAAAGACGAGTTAACCTCCTAAACAGTGTAGAATCCTTGTTCCTAGGATTGTTTGTATTATCTTCAGCCATATTTTACCCTTTTATTATCCAAGAAAGATCATGCGAACGTCCATCTGTTCCCACAAAAGTTTTTTTATTTCCTTTATATCCGGACTGTCCCTCTATTTTTGAGTTAAACGTAGTTTTTGCTACAGACATGCTGGATAAAAGAGCTTTCTTGTACTCAACCTCCCGCTTGTTAACAGTCAACGCCGTTCCTCTTACCCAACACCCAATAGAAGCGGCAATAACAAGATCGTCATTGTAACTTCTCATGGCTTGAGGTCTTCCGTTGTGCCAGACAAATGTTTTAATCTCGTTGGCCAACCTCATTGAGTTAATAGTAATTAGTTTATTTCTCACGAATTCCTCAAACTTCGCAATTACCAACGGGCGAGTTTTCATAGACATAGTAAATCCGGCTACGCCACCAATAGCTTCAGCCATTAGTTCATCGACGTACTCATGAGTTGATTTTACACTATAATATAAATTTTTATACTCTAAGTCCTGAAGTCTTGTTAATACTCCAATTCCTAGAGAGTTGTTCTCTATAACCAAGAGGGCATTATTATATTCATTCCCCATAGAAAATAATAGCGGGGCAAACATATCTGGAGTTATTTTTCCTTGGTATTCTGCGACCTGGGTCATACTTTGCACATCAAATATGTGCGCAACGCTGAAATCTGATCCGTCACCTCGGGCCACGTCGGCGACGAGGAGATAATCTCTGTCGGGCTGTGGCTCTTCCCATATCCAATAGTTTCTATCGAAGCCAGCTTGGTGGTGGGGCTCTTGTGTGTTTTCCATTATTTTTGTAAGGTCGTCTCCGTGAATTACCGTTTCTCCGGAAGCGTTAAAATTGCACTCAAGCTCTTGGGCTATTTCACGACGAGACATATTCTTTGTTTCTTTTATAAACCAATCCGTGTCTCGTTCAGGGTGGACGTCCCACGCCAGCTTGATTGTGCGAAAGTCATTTTTATTTTCTAGGGCTTCGGTATATGTTTTGTGAAACCAGTTCCCAACGCCATTAGGGGTGGATAGCGCGATGCAACGGCCGCCAGTAGATAGAGTGGGATAAAGTCCAGCCCAAAGCTCATCTATCCCCTCCACAAAAGCCGCTTCGTCTATGATAAGTAATGAAAGGGCTTCTGAACGCCCAGCATCTCCAGAAGTAGAAGACGCTTTAACCTGAGACCCGTTCCCTAGCTCAAAAGAATTACGGTTATCAATCGCTATATCGGAAATTTTTAACCACGGGGGTAGATTTTTGTGTATTGCCTTTATTTTTTTCACTAAATTCGCTGCGGTGTTCAATTTAGTCGCAACGACTAAAACATTCTTATCACGGTGAAACAGCATCATCCAGCAAACATATGCACCAACCGTAGTAGAGATTCCCAACTGGCGGGCCTTGAGAATTATGCTAAAGCGGTGATCCTTGAAGTTCTTAAGAGCATTCTCTTGGAAATCATACATGTCAAAAGGGATCAATCCCCTCATCGGATGTGATATTTTAGCGTACTTGTTGCAGAAATAAGCAGGATCTTTTCCGCAGCGAACAACTTCCGCCATTATCTCCTGCTTGGTAGAAGGCATTAGGCTTCCGGCGTATCAGGATTCTTCGGGGCCTTGTCGTTTTTTGCTTTTTTGGTGGTCGAAAGCTCAAGAAATTCTCTAAACTTCTTTTCGTATGGTTTATCTATCGATCTTTCCGAAGTTTTTCTAAGAGGCTCCACTCCATCCATGCCCCCGATGCTGTACTGCTTGGTGGCCTGAACCCATGAACGAATTCTAGAGGTGGATTGAACCATAATATCTGCGTCGGCTTCTTCCTTTAGGGTCACAGACTCTTTGGTTATCTTTTTGTATTCTTTCTTGAGAAACTTTGAAATATCTTGGAACCTTCTCTCTATCTCGTTTTCAAATTTATTTCTTGGATGGAGTTCTGTGAGAGACATTTCTCCCTGGTAAGATACCATCATCTTATTGCCTGAAAATCTAACCTTGAAGCCATCTATAACTCGGCTGTCTAAAATAGGGTGCCCCTCTTCTCTCTTAAGACCTATATCCAGGGATTCCTCATCCTCTGTCAGGGCACCGTCATAAGCATTTGCTGCTGCTTGATTAAGTCCTTTTATAATATCCAAAACAGTCGCCATTATTTTCTTCCCCTTATAGTTTTTTCTATATAGTCCGATCCCGGTCGGTCTCCGTTGCGCCACTCATCTTCTTTCCTTTGGACAAAGTCGAGATAGCAACGATAACAACACTGGAACCTATTCATATATAGGTCATCAGCACCTGAAAATGAGTATGTTTTGCAAACTGGGCATATTCTAGTGTCTTTCGTCATCGATACCCTTTTGCTTACACGCACATCATCTGCAACAATCTCTTCCTTCTTGGCGGACTTGTTACCACTTCTTACAAGCCTATCCTTTACTTGTTCTAGGTAATCTTTTTCTCTAAATTCGTCCCACGTTGATCTAAAATCTTGAACCGTGTCTTTTCCGTACCTCTCGGCAATCGCCTTCTCTACAGAAGCAATATAGTTTGGGTCTTTTTTGTTCATTGCGGATGTACTGCGTGGACAATAGCGACGGACATGCCGGCTCCCACTATCAAGCCGGTAAGAATACCTAAAGTTCCGCGATTTCGGCTAAACCATGTATTATCTTTTTGGATAACTTCTTCAAGCTTGGTGATGGATAGTTTATACGTCTCCTGCATCTGGGTGCAAACCTTTTTATCCACAGAGCACTCACCTAGTAAAGCGTTAGTGTCAATTTTATTTTCCAGAATTTTTCGAAAATCTTCTTCGCTCAGAAGAATTCCAACATAGGTGATACCTTCTTGTTCAACGGTCGCAGGTCGAGGATCAAAATGAGTGGTTTCCGCCGCTACGGCGTTGAGTGAAAAACACAGAATTAAAGCTATTATTTTCCTCATACTACTTCAAAAACTTTTTAAGTCCCTCAATTCTTTTAGCTGGCCGCTTAAGTCCGCTTACCAAAGTGTAGGTCACCAACTTATCACGCTTATCATCTTCGTAAATGCCTCTGTGAATAATCGCCCCACCTGTTAAAGCAGCCAAAGTATCAAACCCAAACTCAATACTGTCCATGAGTCCCACAGTTTCCTCAAAAATTTCTGTGCCCCCAACAACCACACACGCTGCGCCCGTTGCGGTAGTGAGGTCAAACCCCTCAGCTAGCAGAGTCTTCTCAAGGTTCTTTTTAAGAGCGGTCGAAATAGCTGTTTCGCTTTCAACATCCTTGACACTGGTGACGCCCATTATCATACAGCCAGATTGTCTCATGATGCTATCATAATCCGTCGGGTCAAATGCAGTGTATTCTGAATCTTGGTTTGCAAGGACATTGAAGACATGAAAAAGCCCGGCTACAGTATTGTTGATAGTCGTCCAAAACTTCTTGACCGTGAGTTTGGGGTAGAGCTTTTTAATCTTTTCGTTGTCCACCATGATGAGGGGGGCAATCTTTCCTTTTTCTGCGAGCCCGCAAAGTTGAGTGATGCGAGTATGGGCGTTCTTCGCTACGGTTGGGGAAGCAGATTCACCAGCGGTGGGTAGAGATGCTACAACGCCAACACGCTGGTCCACGTCCTCGACGCCGATGTAGGTGAAATACTTTTTGGCTACCTTAATAAGGGTATTGACTGTTCCGCCGCCGGAGCCGCCTGAAACGCCAAGGCAGATGAGAACGCGGTCAATATTATTTCCGAAAACTTCTCGAAATTTATTGAAGACCTCTTGTTCCTTTCGCTCAATAGCCGCTTGGGCTTTCGCTTGATCCTTGCCGGCCCCCTGGTCACCGTGCTCATCAACTAAAAACTTTTGATTGTCGGGAAGGTCCAATCCATTCAGATCTGAACGTGCTGTGTTGACTACAACAGTTTTGGTGTACCCCATATCATAAAACGCTTTCGCCATACGTCCGCCGCCTTGGCCGGCACCGACGATAGCATAAGTTAGAGCGCCGCCGGACTTATCCTCAACAGCCTCCTCTTCTTCGTTTAGGTCAGGATCGTAATCCTCAATGTCTAGTGTAGGAATGTCTACCATTTTTCTGTTCTCCTCAAATGTCTAATTCCTCGTGAAGTTTAATCAAGGCTCTTAATCGTTCGTCCCGGTCGTCTATAGTTTTGGTATTCTCTAGGCGAGTTTCAAAGATGTTCTTGATTGCTCCAATTTTATCTTTTTCAAGTCTACCACGCAATTCGTTTTCCCTTAAGGCTGCGGTGGCTTCTGTTTTTATGGCTTCCAAATAATCTACTTTATCGTCTGCTGGCTTCAACAGGCGGTAAAAATAAATAAGCAGGGTCCCCACAACGAGAACCCCCAATACTATCTTCCACCAAATCTCCTTGGCTTTGTACCACAACCATTTCACTTACCGTGCTTCCACTTGCTAGCAATATCTGCCGCACCTTGTAAGCCGATGTAAGCGAGAGAGACAGCAACCCAGTCATCGCTTGCGAGCATTCCTACTCCCAAAAATACTGTGGCTGTGCCCCATACAATTAATTTTCGTGATGCCCATTTACCGAGCCATTGATCTAGTTTTTCGTGCATATCTACAGCACCTCCTCTGTAGATATAAGTAGTACAAATATTGTTTTATTTGCTTCTGCGGACAAGACCTATAAGTTGATTGGCTATCGGCTTTACTGTCTCGTTGGGGATTCCGATCAAATCTCGGAGAATAACATCCAAAAGCTGAAGTTTTTGCTCCGGCCCTTTGGCAGCTTCGGCTTTAAGCTCTCCGTATGAAGTATGGTTCATAAGCTTTTGAAGATGCACCTGAAGCGTGGATAACCCTATCTTACCAGACTTCTTACCGAATTCCGAACGGTCGGAAGAGCCCTTAAAAAGATCCGACGCGGCTGTGGAGGAGGGGCGTTCTTTAGACCCACTTGAAGGTTTAGCTTCTTGCTCCTCTGCCTCTTTTAAATTCTTTTTTACTTTTCGAACAATTTCGTTTAGTAGTTCTTTTGTAATTTTCACTGTTTATCCTCCCTTTGGGACTAGACTAAATAGTATGCCGCGAGGTCTTTTTCGTCCCTAGGATAATGTTCGGCTCATAATTTCGACTGCTTCGGGATTGTCGTCAATCAAAATAGCACTTCTTCCCAAACGTTGAGCAGCGACGCCCGCTGTTCCAGCACCGGCCATAGGGTCCAAAATCGTGTCTCCGGCATCAGTCCCCATCGTTATAATTCTCTCAAGCAGTGAAACAGGTTTCTGTGTGGGGTACTCTCTACTCTCGCCACCCATCGCAATCGAGTGCAAATCGTTCCACAGGTTTGTCGCAGGCTTACCTTTTGATTCGTGTTTGTATATTTTCCTATATAAATTTCCTCGTGCTCTTGGGACGTGAATCCTATTATCTTCCACAAGTCGGTTTAGTTCTTCTTCGTTGACTCTCCATCCATATTCTGGACGGAAGTCTCTCCCCTCGATAGTAAATGTATAATACCGATCTTCTCTCTTGGTCTTCTGGGTTCGGCTATAAACAATGTGCCCAAGAGCATAGTTCCCTCTCTCGTCTTGGTTTTTATACGAATTTTCCGAATAATATGAGTCAAGAGGTTGATAGACCATATTATATTTTGGCTTTTTCGAATCCGAACACCACAATATCACATCGACTACAGAGCCAAGCTTATTTTTTGTATTGTTTTTAGACCTTGACCGGTTCCAAAAAATAGGCTGAACCTTCTTGAAGTATTTCGCACAAAGAGCGTGGGGAAGCAACATCTTTTCGGCTGAGATATGAAAAAATAAAGACCCTCCCTCTTTCAAAACTCTTTTTGATTCCAGAAGAACTGGCTCTATCAGCTTAGTGTACTCCTGATCCGTGCTAAATATGTCATCAAAGCCTAGATCCGTTTCTGTATCTAGGCGATATTCTTTCCCTGTATTAAAGGGTGGATCTAAGTAGACCAGAGCTATACTTCCGGTGTCGATATCCTTAGTTGATTCTCGTGCGTCGCCGTGTAAAATTTTTATAGACATGTGGTGTCCTTTCGAGACTTATTATAGCCCAAATTGGTGAATATTTTTAATCTGCTCAAGAATTTTATCCGGCGAGTCCTGCTGTAGTTTAAAAACCAAAGAAGACGAGGGGTTTGAGCCCCACTTTTTGCCAGCGAGAAGACAACTGACTCCGTTATTGAGCACAAGTCGGAGCCTAGTCATTGTGTTATAGCGTGTTCCGTCGGGCAAAACGCACCAAATTGAGAAGGAGCTTTTCGCTCTGGGTGTTTTCTCAGAGTAAAAGGAGACTTGGGGGTTCTGGAGGAGTGGAACAATCGGATGATCCTTAAACTCAAACCACTTAGAAATCCCATGCTTTGTGTGATAAACACTCACATAAAACTGGTCTGGACTCATGTATTTCTCAAATCCAGTAAGCAAAATGTTTCTGATCTCTTCCGAGGTCAGCGTAGCTAAATCAGCCTCCGCTTTTTGGCTGAATTCTTTACGATACTTGGGGACAACCGTCTTTTTTGCTTCTTTTTTCGAAAGAGTTGTACGCGCATGTGATCCCTTTACGGCCGCACGGTATTTTTTCGTCTCACATGTATCGGGAAGATATTTGACTGCTGTGCTGCTATTAAACCAATCAAAGGTTCCACTATCACTCTTGCGTGACTTGATCGAAATACCTACACCTTCTCCCGACGGGCGAACAAACACAACATCCGCCTTGTGCCCTGTGCCCCCCAGGTGGGAAGCCTTCCTGACGCCTCCTAAATACTCCTGAAGGTTTGGGTCGTTTAAGACTTGGTCGAGAATGACCTTCTCGCCAGCGATACCATTGCGGTGGCACGATCCGTTAGTTACAAAAGTCATTTTGATCTCCTTGTGTTGACTTTAATATAAGAATAGTATCACAGAATTTGTGCAAGTCAAGTTTTTTTAGCGCGCTTATGTATTTCTGTTAGAGAGGCGGCCACCCTTATTTCTTTTCCCTCAAATAAAATGGTTGCAACCTTTTCCCAAGTGTGGTATTCTTTTAGGAGTCCTATCTTCCATTCTTCGGCAACAGCGCCCGTGTATTTGAATCTTACAAGGTCGCCGGCTCTCATTCTTTATTTTTCTTCTCTATGCCCGCAGATACGACCACTACGTCGGTTTCGTGAATGTCGTAAATGCCGCCTTCGGCGACCTCCATTCTATCGTCGCTTTCGTAACCGACCCACCACACATTCCAGTATCCAGGCAGGTCGCACGGACCCATTACAAGACCGTAGCCGCCTGAGCCGCTGCTGCTGAATATATTACTTTGGACTAAATCACCGGCTTTCATCATAGGTCCCATTCACTGTCCCAGACATTATCATCTTTTTTTGGTTCGCCCGCATCCTCTCGGAGCGTCATCACAATAGATAGTCCGGTAGGGAGTCCAATTATCGCGGAAAGAAGCAACCCGCTGACGTAGGGATTAAGTTCGATAAACCAATCAAGAACAGGCACCTTGGCTCATTTTTCGCCGAAAGATAGGCGAATATAATCTATCACAAACAGGGCCTGTTCTACGTTCAAAAGATTCTTCCAGGCTGGCATCCGCCCTTTGCCCTCAAAAATACTTTGAAGCAGCATACCATCGGTCTTGGCGAGGATGGTCTTGTCATTCACGAAGTCGGCTCCCATCCCGCCAAGTCCAGTCCCGTCATAACCATGACACGACGTACAGTACATTATATAGATTCGTTCGCCGGGGTGTCTTGCGGCGTCGTGCTGGGCGACTTTGAGTTCATAAGGCGGGTCGGTGGTCTGGGAGCACGACAAGAGGGACAGAAAGATTAGGGCGTTTTTCACAGCAATTCGTCCAACACACACTCAAGAATATAACCTTCGTCAAAAACGCCACGCTCTTTGGCTTTTTGTCTCGTGGCGTCCCGTACTTCATATTCTGTTATATTAAATACTTCCTGAATACGCCACAAAACCTCTTGAATGTCGGCCATCTCCTTTACGGAAGGCTCCTCAATAAATTCTTCTACTTCTTCCCGCAGTTTGTTGAGGAGAGCCGGCTCAAGCTCTTCGGGGCTGGCGACATGATATCTGCACTGCGAGCCGTTCTCTGCAATAATCTCTGGTATTCTGTCTCTTACCAGTTTGTTATATATTTTTTTCATTTGTTTCCTCCAAAATTTTAGCCGAGATATGTGTCTCGCCTTTATCAATCGCTTTTTGTAATCGGTGGTTTCCATCAAGGATACTCTGGAACTTTCCGTCTCTCGCCACCACGATTATTGGAAAGGATAAATCTGCTTTCTCTTTTCTGTCGGGTTCAGTAGTAGTTCTGCGAAGATGAGTTAGGGAAGCAACCTCTAGTGGAATGACTGGTTCGTCACGCAGGTCTTCTAGGACTTCTTGTATCGTTGTCCTGTTTCCTTCCTCGTCTTCCCAGTATGTTTGTTCCCAGTTATTATTGATTGACATAAGCATACCCATCTTGACGTTCAATGTCAATAGTCTTTTTATTATTTGTTGCCTTCAAAATCTCTAACTCTTCAAGAGTTTTATCACGGCGATTGTTCTCCGACATATTCTGAACAGCACACAACGGTCGTAAATTGGTTAAGTCCCAGCACTTTAAAAAATTAGGATGGTCTAAACTATCATAAGGTAGGCGACTGTGGGGGATGATATGATCAAGGTTCCAGTGCCCTTCCCCTATTCCGTGATTTTCCCAAGTCATCCACTCTTCAAATTGTTTCTCTATGTGGTTCTTGAGTTCTTCTGGGGTATAAGGAAGCTTTGACCATACCGATTTACCTTTCTTGGTAGATTTTTCCTTCGTAAGTCCATGATGAATGTGTCTAGAGACTAACTTTCGCATACGATAAACTGGGTCGGTCAGGGAGCGGTGTTTGTGTTTGGCGCTTGCCCGAGCCTTAACCTCCTCTCCTTGCCGCCATTCTTTCACATAGGTGGCGATCCTCTTTCTGTTTTCCTCGTTTGCGTAATATTTTTTATGATATTCCGCCCTCGCCTTTTTGTTTTCTGCGTCTGCCCTGTAAGCCTTTCTTCTAGCTATGACTTCTGGGTCGGCTTCGTAAGCCTTGCGTGCCGCTATAACTTCTGGTCGGGATTCGTACTTTCGGTTGCGGGCTAATATCTTTTCCCTATTGTTTCTATATCTCTCTTTGCTGTATTTTGATTGTCTTTCTTTGTTTGCTTCACGCCACTTCTTATTCGCTGCTGCTAATTTTTCTTTATTCGCTTCCCGATAGGACTTTCGTTGGGCGTTTATTTTTTCTTTATTTGCTTCACGGTTAGCTTTTGCACATACTTTGCAGCGAGAATTTAGTCCACCTTTGCAATCCCTGTGTTTAGTAAAATACTCTGGCGTTGCTGGCTTTTCCTCCCCGCACTTACTACAGTCCTTTGTTTCCATTTTACTCTCCATTTTGCGGGAACATAAAAATATTATTGATTAACATAAGCATACCCATCTTGACGTTCAATGTCAATAGTCATATCGGCAATATCTTTGAGACTATCCAAGTGAGTAATCAAAAGCACCGTCTTGTAGTACCCCTTAATCATTTCCATCACTCGCATAAAGCCTTCAAGGTTTTCGGCGTCCAATGCTGTGCCTGGCTCATCCATAATCATAATGTCTGATTTTGGTAGGGTTGAGACGTTGGTTAGGGCGATGCGGATGGCGATGGCTGCGAGCGTTTTCTCTGCTCCAGAAGCCATCTCTAAAGGTCGTGCTTCGTACTTTGGATGTTTGATGAAGATATCTAATTTGTTTTTTTCTGCCTCAAAAAATACCTCAAAGTCGGTGACGTTGGAAAGCACCGTGCTGACTTCCTCGTTGATGAGCGGGAGCATCCGCTTGACCACATCGTAGGAAATTCCGTTGGGATGGCAACAACGCATAAAGAGGTCGTAGGCTGCGTACTCTGTCCGCAGGTCTTCAAGTTCTTGCTTCTTGGTTTCTATGTTGACGATCTGCTGCTCAATGCCGCCGTGCTGTTTCACAAGGTCTAAGATTTTGGCTTCGCAGATGGCCTGGTCGCTTTCCATCAGGACGGCTGAATTTTTCAAATCATCCTCTTCCTGAATCAACTCCTCGCGATTCTCAATCGCATCCTTGTTGAGTTCGTAAATTTCTATTCTTGTTTCTATACCATCAATTTCGTTAATAAGCAAGTGGACTTTATTATTTGTTTCTGCTACCAGCAAATCTAGGTTGGTTGCTTCGGTGGAAAGGTCTTGGTATTCTTGTTCTCTTTCTTTGTAAGTCTTCTTTTTGGCTTCCAGCGTTTCCACATCCATGTCTGACAGTTTATTCGTCAGTTGGTTGAAGCGACGCTGAAGAACCATGACAGTCTTGCGAGTTTGGGTAAGGCGTTCCTTGGCTTGGTAAGCGTCCTTGATAAATTTACAATGGGAGAACTCAGCCCCGCACGGCACTTCGCCGAGGATACGAACCTTCTTCTCGTAGGTTTGTTTGTTGCTGTTCTCCAGCGTTAATTGGGTTTCTATCGTGCGTAGTTCTTCTTGGAGTTCTTCGCATTTAGTTAGTTGGTCTCGCAGGTCATCAATGTTCTCTCTCTTTAAAAGTTTTGCTAATATTTCTGCTTGCCCTAAAATATCTGTCTTTTGTCTTTTTGCTTGTGCGGTTTTAATATGGCACGAGGACATTTCTTTTTGGGCTTCTGTGAGTCGCTTATTTTCTTTTTTGATGTTGATGATTTCAACGGGAGCAGATGCAAACAGGTCTTCAATCTCTTTGATCCGAGTATTGATGGCGTCTAATTTGGTGGTGAGGGTGTCGCACTTCTGCTCTTGCTTCGTGCGTCCTTTTTCATTATCGGCTAGTTCTTGGTGGAGTTGCGTAATTTCTTCATCAAAATTATTATCTTCCAGTTTTTTGAGGAGAGCACGCGTTTCTATGCTGTCATCCTTGGAACGCCTGAACTTCTTTTCAAACTGGTCAAGGTCTAAAAATTTGGCGAGGATTTCTTTGCGTTTGGTTGAGCCCTCGTTGATGAAGGTCATCGCTCCCATCTGGCTGGACATACTGGTGAGGAGGAAATCATCAATTGAACCAAAGATTTTACGGATGGCCTTGTCTGTTCCGTTGCGGTCAAGGGAGTTAAGGCTTGTCGTCTCTTTGGTTGCTGGGTCGTAGACTGTGAACTCTACATCAGTCTTGGCTTCTTCGGTTTCGTCGCCGTGAAGTTTTTTGGTGTACTTTTCTGAGGAGCGTTCAATAATATAGGTTTTGCCGTCAATATCAATCTCAACTCGTCCGCAGCCAGACTGCTTATTCTGGTTGATGATGTTGAGGTTCTTCCGGTTGTTCTTGCTGATGGAGTTGTAAATCGTATATAAAGCACTATCAATCACAGAACTCTTGCCTGAAAAGTTCTTCCCGAAGACGCCGACGATACCATGGAGCTTCTCAAAGTTGACGGTGTTACCTTTGCCGTAGTTAAAGAGGTTGTCCCACTCCATCTTTTTCAGGGACCAGTTGACGCCTCGTAACCCAGCCTCCTCGCCGTTAACTCGCTCGTCATAGATGGAGTTGAGTTGGAAAACTCTTTCTAGGGTCTTGGTGTCGGGTTCATATTCCTTTAAGTATTCCCGAATTAATCGCTCTTGGACTGCGGGGTCTCGTAGGTTCTCGGTGTTGCCGAGGTCGTCTACGTTTACGCTATCTCGTTTTAGTCCTGCTTTATTTACGAACGAAAGGCTCTCAGGCTTAAATCGGCTCTTGGCAATATCCATCACTCGGCGGATTTTGTCAAGGGAAACTTTGTGGTGAGTGACGATACGAAGTCTGGCCCCTTCTGGGATTTCAAGTTTGCGAGGCATGTTGCCCTTGGCTGTCAGTTCAATTGTAGTAAAAGGCTTGGGGTTAAGGAGAGTGTGGTGTTCTACAGCAAAGTTTTCTTTATCTTGAATATCCCAAATCAAGAAGCCCTTGTCGTTTGTTTCTCCGTGATTTTGCTGGATGGTTGACCCGCAATAGCGGATGGTTCCCGATTCGTTGAGAACTTGGTTGGTCTTGTGAATATCTCCCAGCATCGCATAATCAAAGTTGTCAAAGATGGAAATGTCGTGGTCGCCGTGGTCCATCACCCAGCCAAGATCGGTTTGGCTATTATTAATTGCTCCGTGATAAAGAGCGATGTTGATGTTGTCTTTCCAAGTCGGGTCAGTCATCCAGCGTGTTTCGTCAAAGATAGACAGAACGCTAAGGGTCAGCCCCTCTTCCAAAGTAACCTCTCCCGAGTTTTTGTGGAGGTAAAGACGCCGATGGTTGAGCGCATCCACGATGGGAGTGATGGCATCTTGGCGATTACTGTTCCGTAGGTTGCCGTCGTGGTTTCCAAGGATGACGTGGGTTTCGGCAATCTCCGCAAGATTGCTTAGAAATTCTGTGGCTAATGCAAAATACTCTGGTGATAGTTGAGTTTTTGTGTGGGCCAAATCTCCACAGTGAACAATATAATCTACGTTTTGTTCCCGCAAAGTGGCATAGGCTTGGTCAAATGCTTCCCTATATTCATAATGATATTTCAGATTTTTTATATGGGTATCCCCGAAATGTGCGATCCGCACCATAGACGAACTCCTCCTGTGGGTGTGTTCTATTGTATCAGGGATGTTTTAGGGTGTATAGAGGGCTTACACGCCGACGACGACGATGCGTAGA